ATACTCCAGGGTTAAAAATTGTTAAGAACTATCTGTCTATGTGTTATTATACGACAGTATTCTAACTAAGTCAACTGGAATTTTATTAGTTTTGAGCAGAATCGTCCAAATCTTTTTGGCGTTCTTTCATGGCTTTTACCAGTCCAAATTTTCGAATATCATCTGAAAACAGGTAAAGTTCAAAACTCTTTTTTTCTGAAAATACTGTTATGCTTTCAGCGGTCAAGTAGTATGGACAATCAATGTATCTTTCTAAGAATACAATAGTTTGGGGACTTAGTTCGATTGCCTCAGTAAATGGTATCTCGTAACTTTTCAAATCTAATTCTTCTAATAGAAATTTGAAACCTTCGTCGCTGAGCCTAAATGCAGATTGCTTGCCAACTCTAGTAGATTGCCACCATTTACGTGAAAACAGTTTGACATTGGTATCATCTGTACCCTTGCCCCATTGTTTGAGAAAAATTTTTGTTAGTGTATCTCTCTCAATCATTTCTGTATTTCGCCTTGCGTTAATTTAACCACTTGGAAGTCTTGAGTACCAAAAGTTAGATTAAGTTTTTTAGCAAGGTTAATGGCATGTCCAGGATTACTAAATGATACTTTTTTATACTTAGGTCCTGGATAGCTGGTAAGGCTGTTAAATGATTTAAGATTAAACGGCTGACCTTTATAAAAGACAGCCCAAATGGCGTCAGCTTCTAAAACTTGTTCAGCTTTGTAAGTTTTTTTATTAACGTACTCTAATAGGACTTTGGGTTTTGGTCTGCTCATATGCGTGTTTATCTACGCATATATTTATCATTTTTAACCGCTATAAAGTACTAGCTTAATCAGGCTGGAAACCACCACCGTCCATTTCAACAGACACTACATCAGGATTAGATGCTTGTTTTAGTGCATGATAGAGAGTTTCCCAGTCTCTATTCATATGTTCTAATACTTCTGCTAGTGCCAATGAAATTAGACGTGCCTGTTGCATAGGCAGTTTGACTTCTTTTTGTTGGCTTAGTTCGGCAGTGCGTATTTGCTGAATAAACTGTGTTATAGGAGTAGTATTAATCTGATTTTGCATTGGCTAACATAACCTTCATTTCTAGTTCACTAGTAAATGGCCCTTTATAGGGATAGCGTTCAATAGTGATAGCTTTGGGACAAAAACTCTTAACCCACCCTTTGTCAAATTTGATAACATAGTAGCCGGCACAGTAAAGACTTTTTGACTTTTCACTTTTTGTAAACAGTGGCAACTTTCTTCGCACATCGTACATGGCATTATAAGGATTACAACTAGTTGGATAACCGTGACACTCTTTGTTGTCGTCGGTTGATGTAATCTTTACTTTAGAATTCTTTAAGAAAAAGTCCTTGCCAAATTGCTTAGTTAGTTCATCTTTCTTATTAAACATACGCTCACCGCCAGTCGAACTGAGCATGAACTTGTTATTTTCTTTTTTATGTAATAGACCTACTTTAACACCGTCTTGTTCAACGATCCAAAATTTTCCATCTATGATAGGTTTAGCATGGTACTCTGTCATTTAATTCTCCTGTAATAGATCTCTCTGGATACTTTGCTTGAAAAGGTTCTGCGTAAGATTGAATGTTGTCTGCAATTTTTTTCATGTCCCAAGTGTTACAAAATTTAAGCATACGGATACCAACTTGTGTAACATCTTTAGGAGTACAGCCTACATCAATTGTAGCTTTAATAATTTCTTTAATATCTTTTGGCTGTGCAGTTAGATCAATTAAAACTTGGTTTCTAACATAATCATCTAGCACCCTGTGTTCTTGTCCATTGTGGTCAACCCAACGTTGCAACATGAGATTGTTCCACGCATAGCCTTTGCTCTTACGATCTTCAAACGCTTCAGTAAGACCAACTTTATTTTTAGTGCCTTTTACACGAACACCGGGATATGCACTAAAGACATTGTCGCTAGTGTCGCCTCGCATACACTTCTCAAATAGTAACCATTCTGGATTTGGAACTTCTTTAGGTTCACCTGTTTTCTTATCTTTAACCAGTTTGCCTTTAGCATCGTAGATGCCTTCGTGTGTAATATGATGTTCTTGAACACCGTTGTACTGACTAACATTCGGCGCAATTAATTGATAGAAATCACTGTCAGTGCTAATGATCACGTGTTTGTCTTTTGGATGACTTTGTATAAATCCAGCAATTAAGTCATCTGCTTCTAGTTGCTGGTTCTGTAATACTGTGCAGTTAGTCTTCTCAGTAACAAAGTTTTTAAACTCGTCAAATGCTTCCCAGAACAGTTTATCTTCTTCTTGCTCTTTAACAGTCATAGCACTGCGAGTTTCTTGCCTGTTACGTTTATATGGCTGATAGAAATCCTTCCGCCAGCTACGACCTTCTAAACAGAAAACTACGTGACTACCGTCAAAGTCGTTCCATGCTTTTTTAATACTGTTAAAGGTAATGTGAAAAGCCATACCTAGTTTAATATCACTAGAGCCTTGCACAACATGTCTAGCACGAAAGAATGTATTAGCAGTGTCAACAAGAATATAAGTCATGAAACCTCTGATTTGCCTTTAGTTAATGGGACAACATTGATAAAACCTGCTGTACGACTTCTTGGATCAAGACCCTGTTCTAAAAACATACTACTGGCAAGATCTCTAAACCAGCGATCTACAATCTCTTCATCTGGATCACCTTCGAACCCGTAACCAGCTTTTTTCAATTGTACAATAAAATGTTCATTCCAGTCAAGCTCAAAGAAGCCGTTTCTAACGTTATCTTGATTAACATGGGTATTGAGTACACCCACCCACGGCTCGCCTCTAGCATTAGCTCGATCTTTTGGTGTTGACTTAGCTAGTTCTTCTGCTTTTTTAGCTTCTTCCTCGCGGACCTTTGCTTCAGCTACACTGGCCAACGCTTCGGCTTTTTCTTTTTCTGCTTGTTCTTTGGCTGCTTCGATCTTGTCAATGCCAAATAGTTTTTTAATTATTTGTTTCATTATGTACCCCACTCATTTTTAAATAACGGCACTTGCAATCTATCACTATAACGCCATCCACGTTTCATTGCTGCCATTGCTACATTTTTTGCATTTAATGTATAGACACTTTCTACACCGCCCACTGGCATTAGGTAAACGTGTCCTTTAAATCCCGCTTCACGATATTCTTCTACAGCATGTTCGGCATCTATAATATCTTCTTCAGTTGCTACTACAAATTTAAGATATGCTGTGCCAACTTCTTCGTATTCGCAAACAATTTCTGGCTTGATTGCATCAAACCAATTCTCTCCGCTTGCCGGTAGTTTAGCACTTACGCTAAATGTAAGTTCTTTACCTACTTCACTATTCCATTTTCTCAAGTATTCTTTAAACTCCGGAGTAAGTTTTTGAGTACCATTTGTTTCAAATGTAATCTCTTTTAACCCTCGCATCTTAGAATTGTTTAACAAATCTGGATATGCACGTTGCCATCCTAATAAAGGCTCGCCCCCTGTAATTACTAGATGCTCGTCTTGCCAATCATTGTGTGGGATAATTTCCATGATACGTTCTACAATAGCTTCACTAGTAAGCATTGGCGACAGATCTTTAAAGTCTGGATGCCAACTAGCATAGCTGTCACAACCTGTACTAACTAACGGCAAGTCTTCGTATTTTGTAAACGGAGTAATCATCTTGTGTGTGGCTGCAATGTCAGTAGCTTCGTGGCTTTCTTCGCCTCGTGGCATACCAAAGCCCGCACATTTAAAGTTACAACCAAATGTACGCAAGAAAACAGACGGTACACCCATGTAACGTCCTTCGCCTTGAATACTATAAAATAATTCTGCAATTTTAATTTTTGACATTCTGTTTCCTAAAATCTTCAACATCCTTGATTGCTAATTGTAACACATCTGCATAGTTAAGAGCAACCTGTTTATCAAGCACAATACAAGTTTCAAAATCGACATGCCCTTTGGTTAACAAGTTCCATAGATGTTGCCACCGTGTCTTGGACCAAAAGTTTGTTCTTGTTCTAGTATAAATGGTTACTGTAACGCCAGTATTTTCTGCTTCAACATCGATAGTGTGTGTACAGTCATCGTCGCCGCACTCACATACAGCCTTGTACATTTTACTAGTGCCCCAATCATTAACTTGAAGAACACCTTTTGCTGGAACTTGTGGATTCATTATTTGATTAGTTCCAGATTAACAATTTTTGCTACACGTTCGCCGACATCTTCCCCGTTAGGAATTACGTATGTCTGACTATCGTGTCTGTCTTTTCGATCATCGTATCGTCTTACATTGAGGATACGTCCACCAACGGCTGTGCTTAGTTCAAAACTAATACGGTCTTCGCCTTCTGGACGACCACGTTCTACCATTGCTGTGCCCATGCCAATTGCCATCTTTGTATTCTCCTGTAACCATTTATTTTCTTGCATTGCTTCGTACTTGTGACGATTGTCCCACATGTCACGAACTTTAGTGTATAACCAACGATCAAAAAATTTCATTTGCAAGTCTCCAAAAAATCGTCTAGTTTTTTAGCAGCCTCGTCAAACTCAACAGCCCAGACTTTGGCATATATAGTCTCATCTTCGATTCGCATGTCAAACGGAATAACTCCGTTGAACCTAAAATCGTCTGGAACTCTAGTAGTTACTTCAAACTCTACTAGATTCTTAGCACGATTAATAAAATGATCAGTGATGTCTTTGGCAGTATTCATTATTCTTCCTCGGGTTTGGGATTATCCACGCTCCATGGCCAAGATGTTCTTGGATCAGGACGAGGTTTTAACTTAACATGTTCTTCAATAACAGTGCCGTCTTCTTCGCACAGGCTAACTTGATAAGGTCCAATAATTTCAAGATAGTCATCTTCAACCTGCCAGTTGTGAGTGCCGTCAAACAACCAAGCGGCGCCGCCCATGTCTGGAACATTGTCATCATTAGGATCACCGTCGTAGTAACATTGTTTAATAAATTCCTGATCTTCTTCAGATAAATCGTCACTAAAGTCCCATTCGATGGCACAACTGTCTTCTAACTCAGATCCCCAACCACAATCATTTCTGGCATGTGCAGTATTATCGCCTTCCCAAGGAAGGTTGCAGTCTAAGTCGCCTTCAACAAATCCTTGACCCCACCGATAGGTTTCGCTAATATTAAACCAGCTAATAGATCCGTCTGTATTTTCACGGAACATCTCTATGTGCCAGACAATGCTTTTCTTTTCAAGGGGTTTAATAAGATATACAGCCATTATTTTTTCCCCTTGCGCTTAGGTTTAGTTTCTGTTGTAGCAGGAATATTACTTTCTGCTTTTAATATCGCTTCACGCACATCGCGTTGTAGAGCTTCCCAATCAGTCTCAAGTTCTACTCGACCATTTTCATATTCATAACGAGTAGAATGACTGCCTACAGTGATCTTAGGCCAAACTGAATCTGTTTTTTTAGTACGCATAATTACCTCGGTGCAAACTCTTGTTGCATTTTAATATTGTCAAAGAATTCTTTCTTAGTACCTGCATCGTCTTTAAACGCACCTTTGAGAACAGTGGTCTGTGTTAACGAGCTATGTGCCATAATACCACGATTCTCACAGCATCCATGTGTGGCTTGAATGTAGACGCCTAGGTCTTTGGCGCCAGTGGCTTTTTGGATTTCCCTAGCAATGTCATTACAAAGTTCCTCCTGGAGAGTACCTCGT